TCAAGCATTATGCAGGCTGTTTCTTTTTATCACCGGCCACAGCAATACCACAATGCCGCAGACCAGCACCCCATCCGCCAGCACCGACATGATTCTGCTGGTGAAATCCACCATCACCACCAGAAACAGCAGGAGTGCAGCCACAGCCAGGCGCAGTTTTACCGTCACAGGTGATTCTCCAGACGAAGACCCAGAACACCGGCAATCTCTTCCAGCACCTTGCGCTCTTCCGGCTCAATTTCGCCGTCTGCCTCCGCAATGGCCACCGCCACATCCAGCACATCTTCCGCTTCACGCGTATCGTGTTTCACATCCTCAATCTCACGTAACGCCGCACGACGACCAGTTTTAAAGTTCGTATCCAGCTGACCGATAATGGTTGCGCTAATCGCATTAATTTCTGACGTAAACGCGTACAGCGCAGGCTGATTACGCAGTACCTGTTCGATCTTCGCTTTCTCGGATGCCTCACATTCACCATCTGCACAGGCCACCAGGTATGCGGCGTTAATCACCACCTGTGCCAGATCGCGTTTTTCAAACTTTTTAATTTCCGTTGCCGCTCTGCGGGCTTTTTTACCAAAAATACCAAACATCGTGACGTTCCTTTGGGTGGGTGAGCCAACGCCCGGGAGCGATCTGCCCACAGAGAAAGTCACACTGACCACTCCGTAAGCTCCCCCCGAAAGGCTCTGTGGTTGGTATGCGCCGGGCGTGGTGCGGATACAAAAAAGGTCCGCCGAAGCGAGCGTGGAAAATAAGTGTGGTGCGTTGTAGTGGGTCGAACCAGTGACCGATTGCTTAGAAGGCAATTGCTCTGTCCGGCTGAGCTAACAACGCAGAATACCGATAATGGACCGCCATCGGGGACTCGCCCCCGCGCAACCAGCTTGTTATGGTGTCGTTCTCTCCTGATGAGCTAATGGCGGTTTGTGATGGTGGCCCTTGCTGGATTTGAACCAGCGGCCTGGCGATTATGAGTCGCTCGCTCTCACCACTGAGCTAAAGGGCCGGGAGCAGAATAATAACGGTCCGTAATTAATTCCGCAATAAAAAACCCGCTCAATGGCGGGTTCTGGTAAAGTTCATGCGTTTGGTTCGCCTCGCGATACAGCTTTGCGAAGCTTACCGGAATTGAAGCAGTTTTTACGTCAAAAAGCAATAACTTTTTTCTCTATACCAAAAGCCATAACCATTGGTTTGTACAAAATAAATTCTGCCACCTTTAGCCAATGCTCAATGCGTCTTTCACAGGTTCTTAAACTCCATTCCGGATGTGCATCATTCAGCAATTCAGCCATTTTGCGCTTAGTCATCCCCCGCCCCACATAACGCTGACTCAGAACATTGAGCAGCCCGGGATAACCTGCCAGTACTTCACCAATAACCCTATCGATTATTAACGCCTCTGAATCGGTACAATGTGCCAGCCAGCTTTTTTGATTGCCGTTGATCATATCCCGCAAAAAAGCCTCAAGTTCAGGTTTGTCCAGACCCGCTTTTTTCATCCTCCGGAGCGCCTCGTTAATTGCCGTTTTTGTCAGCTTTTTAGAGGTCAGTAATTGGTTGAACATATTTCCCGTCTTACCGTCGCCAATATACGACCAACGCCCCCACATACGCAGTTTCCCCTGGATCCAGACACTTTCCAGCGTTTTCAGGCGTAAATGCTCACCGCTTTTGCCTGTAATTTCCGGGTATATCATATTTATGCTCACTCACTTTCAATTTTGTAAATCTTCACGCCCAGCCGCCCACCAGAAACGAGCTAGCCGCGCACAATATTGATTTCATCAAACTGCTCGTCGTCTATGGGAAGTCCGGCATGCGTCAGCGCATCCAGTGGTGCTTTCAGGATATTGTCCAGGTCACGACGGCGCTTATCCGGTGGCTCTGCAATAATCTTTATCGCCAGCCTTCCGGACAGGTTAATTTCAGCCGCTGCTGGCGAACAATAAGTGCCACATCCCGGCGATAACGCTCACCGGCTTTTGATACAAAATATGTGCTGCCACGACGTCGCCAGTAGGTGTTCACCGTCGGCGGGTAAGGCAAAACAAACTCTATACGCATCAGTAACCTCTTTTACCCGAGCACGCCGGTTGCAAAGGCGTGATCAAGAAAACGAAAAATTAAATCAACCTGGGAACCATGCTTTTCTTCGAACGCCAGCGGATCCGCATGAAGCTCGTTGTGATGCTCCCGACACAGCGGTAGCGTGAAAATATCGTGGGATTTTGTTCCCATTCCGCCCTGACCATGACCAATCAGATGATGAGGATCGTCCGCTGGCCTTACCACAACACGCACACGGCTGTGTCTTTACCCAGCGTGTGTATTTCTCATTTACCCAGCGGCGACGTTTAGGTCGTTTCATGAAGGATTCCGGAGACTCCGGATCAACGGCAATGCTGACCACCGTCTTTTCCTGTGGTGGGTTCTGTTGCTGGTGGGTGTGAGGCGGTAGCGCAATATTTTTTGTGCGCTGCTTCAGTATGCTGGTGGCGGTCTGTTCTCCCGGTATGATGTCGCTTTCACGGTATACGGAGCGGATTTTTTCCGCCGGTAATCCCAGAGAGCGACGCGATACTGCCTCAGGTAATGCGTCCACCACCTGATTGCAGACTGCCCACCAGGATAATTCAGCCAGCGATAATTCCCGCTCCTGCGTGCCATTCATTACATGGCGTATGACGTCAATCATCCAGGCTGTCAGATTTTGTTGAGTAAGTTGCTCAAGTGATTCGGAGGTCTGGTCGCGCAGCTGGTTGTCGCAGTGCCAGCACAACACCATTGCGCCAGCACCGTAACTGTGAATAACGGTTTCGCTGTGATGATAATCGCCGTGTGGCCACTGGCAGGATTTCACGTGACGTAATAACCAGTCAGACAGTGCACCAGCGCCGCCAGCTGCACGAATCACCCGCTCATCGCTGAAAAATGGCAGCAGTGATTTATCTTCCGCCAGCGGCTGGCGAACAGCAGGAACCGCTCCAGATGGCAGCGCCCGCATGTTTTTCGGTTCCGGCTCCACCAGCACCCTGCCGCGATGAAAAACTGGCAATGATTCACGACCGGGCTTAAGGACCACCAGCCCGAGTTCCGGAACCAGAACAGGTCGAAGTAATACCCGCACATTACCTCCAGACGCGCTGACGGTAGCAGGCATGTGTCCGTGGCAGATGTGCACGAACAGGAAGATATACAGAAACGGTCCAGGTCAGACGATCAGCGTTCAGACTCCGCTCCACACGGACACCGCGACGCAGATACGCCTCTTGAAGCATATCTGCCTCATCGATCGTACAGAACAGATAGTGAAACCAGCCATACTGAGGCGCACGAAAACGCCTCCCCTGCTTAATTTCCGGGTCGGCTTCAGAATTGTGGGATTTTATGTGTTGTGTCATCGGATTCTCCGGTGACAGCAGGTGTCAGTTGTTCAGGCTGACTGCGCGAATTGTAAGGCAATACGCCGGAATGTACAAACAGAAAACCCGTCAGTAAGACGGGCTTAACAAGCAGGGGCGGTTACTTTAATAATTTCAGTGCCTTTACATCAACTTCAACACTGCTCAGGTCTTTATCAATTTCACCCTCAATTCTTACTTTGTCTTTCGGAGAAACATTCTGACCGGCCCATATGCTGTCATCGATATCCGTGACAATTGTCCCGCTATTGTCACGAAACTCATAACGTTCATCACCCACTTTTTTAACGATGCTCCCTTCAAGGATAACCCATGCATCATCCTTCAGTTCTTTTGCCTGCGCTACTGTTGAACGCTCTGCTTCAGGCCCTTGGAAACCGCCCTGCTGTGCAAAAGCGCCAAAAGACACACCAGAAATAAGTGCTGCAATCAATACCTTTTTCATTCATAGTCCTCTTTCAGAGATGAACATTCAAACAGCATTTTCAGTATGGTAAAGCGCGGGTGCGTTGAGGATGCCTGACACATCAGAGGTGGCGGGAGATTACTCCCCCGCTTGGTCTCTTACTTCTCAGATTCGTAGTCTACGAAGACAGCGACCTCCGTCTGACCGGTTCGGATTCGCACCTCGCAGAGGTCTTTCCTCGTTACCAGTGCCGTCACTATGACGGTTAAACAGATGACGATCAGGGCGATTAACATCGCCTTTTGCTGCTTCATAGCCTGCTTCTCCTTGCCTTTCGGCACGTAAGAGGCTAACCTACATGTGTTCAGCATGGATTGAGCCTCAGATTAATGTTAAGCGTCTTGCCGGACGCGTAATGTTAACTGGGGCTTTTCTCTATCTGCCGTTGGTGTTCATGCCCGAGGCAGATAGCCTCAAGCACCCGCAGCAATTCTACTTAACTCTCCTTTTCCCGCAAACCGTTTTTATCTCCAGCGACAAATCGAATACACAACCAGCACCACCGCCATTACTGTTCCTACATTTGCGAATGCTTCAGGCCAGGTCATTGATTCACCTTCTGCTCAATATTTTTAAGGTCATTTTCCGCATACAGTATTGCAGTTCTTGCTGCCCGCAACCGTGCTTTGGTGTTCTTTTCTTCACGCTCGAGGCTGGCAACAGATTCTCGGAGCTGATCGTGTCTGTTATGAAGCTGTCTAATCTCTCTCACCACAGCCTCACCATCGTTCGCACACCGCAGAACATACTGAAAAGGGTCCACAACACATCCGCACTGCAAGCACAGGATAACGTGATCCTGTTCATGAACCTCAATGGCCCGATGCTTACAGCTCTGTTGTGTGTAGTTTTTTCTGCCAGTTACTGTAATGTTCAGCAGCTTCTCTTCATCGCGCTTTGGCTGCACCAGTGTGATGATATTATCGCCTTCATTTTCCATCAGTTCACCTCCTGCGGCGGTTCTGGTAGCGGCATCCAGTGTGACGGTTTCCACGACGCACCAGGAATTATCCACCCATCATTAGCGTCAGGATGCCCCGGGATGTAAGTCGCCCACTTCATTCGCCAGTCACCTTTCCTGTCAAACTCCACGGCAACAAGAACGGCTGTTTTGGTATCCGGCATTCGCTCACTACAACTTATCCAACCATCCGGAGTTACCGGAGAGTTGCCAGACAGCGCATTCTGCAACCGTTCCAGCTTAACGTATTCCTGAACCCTGTTTCCGTCGCACGCCTGAAGCCATTGCTCAGCCTTTTGCGCATCAGTGTGAAAGGCACAAGTGCGACCGTCATCAAATTGCATTTCGTAGAGGTTAGCAATCTGTTCAAACTGCGTGTGTGGCAACTTGTAAGTTTGGCTTACGAGTTCGGCTTCCAGTTCTGCTATGCGCTTCTCTGATGCTTCAAGTAACGCCTGCTTATCGCGTAGCGCTTCTTCCAGTTCAGCAACATGGCATTCACTATCAATAAGGTTGTTCTCTGCTGCTCCCAGCTCAACTCTCAGCTTCCCAACCGTAAGCGCAATCTCCTCGTTCTCCTGGTCGCGGCGTTTGATGTATTGCTGGTTTCTTTCCTGTTCATCCAGCAGTGCCAGCACGGTAGCCGGGTTAGCCTCTGCTATGAATTCAGCGTTTGCATAAGCCTGATCATCTGATTCAATCAGGCAGTTAACATGACATTCCGCAATCACGCCACCGGGTTCTCCTTTCCATTTTTGGCAAACAAAAACTCCTGTTAAATTGCCGTGCTGGTTAACAGATGTATGCCCTACGATGTAGCTTCCTTTAGTTGCTTTCTCTGCCTTTTCACGCAGTGCCTGATAATTAATTTCGCTCACTTCGAACCTCTCTGTTTACTGATAAGCTCCAGATCCTCCTGGCAACTTGCACAAGTCCGACAACCCTGAACGGCCAGGCGTCTTCGCTCATCTATGGGATCGCCACACTCGCAACAATGAGTAGCAGATGGGGCATTACTATCGGATTTGTATTTTTGCAGGGAGAGATTGCGCTGCAATTCTTCGATTTCAGCGGCGTTGTCGATGATATCTGCCATTTTCCTTTCCTTCAGGCATGAAAAAAGGAGCCGAAGCTCCTTTGGTTTTAGAATTCGAATTGCCTTGCCCGCAGGCTTTTCAGCATTGGTCTGGCCCGCTGAACTACGAAACTCGACTGGTCAAGCCGTGCCGCCTCTCTCAGTAGCACATCTCTGTTCTTCGTCACCATGTAGATGGTCTCAAACGCAATGTCATACAGCTTGTTCGTGTATGAGGAGTTCAGCTCTTTCATGATCGGATACAGGTGTTTGCTGAGGTCCTGGGCTTTTTCCATCCAGAGTTGCATGTAGCAGAGGAGGATGATTTCCTCGTCTGTGAATTGTTGCTGTGGTTCTGCTTGTGCCGACTGCATGTTGCGAAGTTTCTTTTCGCACTCGATGAAGTATCTGCGTATCTGTCGGCCTTTTTCGTTACGCTCTACCATCGCCGTTTCTTTGGCTGTATCGAGGGTAAGGTGGTAGTCTTTTTTCCCTCGCCCATAACCTATTTCCCGTTTCTGGGAAATAGCTATATAGTCCTGATTTTCAACGAATCCGTACTCTTCAATACGTTCTGTAATCCACGATGCAAAGCGTTTACCTACTCCAAGAAAAGTATGTAAATCACGGGCATTAACGAGAAGAGTGGTTTCGTTGGCGATAGTGCCGTTGAATACGGGGATGCGTTGACTGGTCATGATGACCTCCTTATTTGTTTAGTTTATAACCGCCAGTTAGTAGCTGGCGGTCGGGTGTCAACTGAGCCAAATAAGAAGCTCTGGGCATATTCCCCTTGCGGGTGTTGTATTACGCCTCTCCACCCGACCTTTGTACGGATGTAACTATGCCAAATTGCAGGCATAAAAAAGCCGCAAAGCTATCGGGTGCGGAGACCGCTTATTTGTTCAGTGCGGTCAGTATGCGATAGCTCTGGAGGATTTGTCAATCAGCGGAATATTGATGAACGGGTAACGGTAAATGCCTCATCCAGAAAATTAACGCAAATTCGCATCGCAAACTTGCGTTAATTATCTGAAATATCAAGTTAAATCCCCTTAAATGTTTGGGGCACTATTGGGGCAAAATGTGGTTGTTTGGGGCACTATTGGGGCAAAATGTGGTTGTTTGGGGCATATTTGGGGCAAAAAAGAACGTATAAAGAACGGTGTAAAATTGATTTCTTCATGGTCAAAATGAGGTGTAACAGATTGAAAAATATATGCTCTTGGACGATCTTCGGTAATTCTGTGTTTTTAATGCTTCATGGTTTCAATATGTCCGTACATGGAATAATAAAGCACCAGAACTTTAGCCATTTCTAACCACTCCTCGTGTTATCTCTATTCCGTAGCGATTCGCTACCACTTATTTAAAGATAAGACGTCCTTTTCAGAGTGCAAATTTCACAACCACTTATTTGATTTATAACAACTTTCACAAGCACGCAATTTTGTCGCAAAATGACACATTTTTATCTCATCGCGTTTTTTTAATCATAAGAGCGGCTTATGGATAATTATTGGAGATGATATCTATTCTCGCTAAGAAGCTGTTGCAGGATATTACCAAACGCGGGTAGAAACACGTCAGTTCACTAAGCTTAGTCCCACGTAGCGAAAATATGGCAGCCGCCATACGCCGCGTTAATTCTAGCAATATGATGTCTATACCCAGACGGAGGTCAGTAATGGCAAACCATCGAGGCGGTTCCGGCAATTTTGCAGAAGACCGCGAAAGAGCATCAGAAGCAGGTAAAAAAGGTGGCAAGAGCAGTCACGGCAAAAGCGACAACTAG